TGCAGTGCAGCCTATTGGATTGGAAGTGCGTGCGACAAGGTAGTAGCTGCGCCATTTGCCGAGTGTATTGGTAGTATAGGAACGATGCTCAGCGCACAGGATTTTGCCCCTCTCTTAGAAAAGTATGGTGCAAAAATTTACGAACTCTACGCTCCCGAAAGTACGGAGAAAAACAAAGCTTGGCGTTCTCTTAAAGCAGGCGATGACAAAGATGTATTACAAAACTTATCTGACTTTAACGCCCGTTTTTTGAACGATGTTAGAGCTTTTCGAACCGAAGTAAACGAAACAGTTTTCAAAGGAGATGTATATATGCCTGAGAAAGCTAAAGAACTCGGACTTATAGATGAAATAATGACCCTTGACGAAATCATTCGTCAATTAATAAATTAATAATTAAGAAAAATGAAACACGCAAAAATCACTGCCCTATTGGCTCTGGAAAGTCTCAATATCAAAAAACCTCTAATGGGGGGCGAGCACTTTGCTGAGCTCAAAGAATCTCAGCTCGACAAAATAGAAGCTGCTCTCGAGGTGGCTGAAAAAGCTACCGATAATACGAGTCTTGAGCAACTAATGGCTACTTTGAAAGCCGACAATGAAATGCTCTCGGCTGAAAAGGCTACCCTTACTGCCGAGAAAGAAGCTCTTACCGCACAAGTAACGGCTCTTACTGCTGAAACTGAAAAGTTACAGAAAGAATTAAACGAACGCCCTGCCCATTCGCTCCCTGGTAACGACGGCAAAGAGGCTTCGGAAGGCAACGGACTTATCGACGGGTACTTAGACCCTAATGATGCTCATAACAAACTTTTAAACGAAATTTAAACTATGGCAAAAGAAAAAACAATGGATGTAGCACAGATAAAGAATGAACTTATCCGCTACATCAGCACCCAACCTAAGCTGTTACAAACAGCTGTGCTCTCTAAAGAGATTTTGCTCAACCGTCATTCGCGTACCCTGACCAAGGTAAAAGGAGAATACGTGTCACTACATTCACTCATCGGACACGTAGTGCAAGGATTCAGCTCCAAAAAGTGGACGCCCTATAGCGAATTGCAATTCCGCAAAAAAATGATGAAGAACTACCATCAAAAAGTAGACTTTGAACTCGATCCTGCCGAAATTCTCGGCACCGTACTCGAAGAGATGTACGACGAAGGCAAACCACTCAAAGATAAATCGATTTCCAAACACGCTATTGATTTACTCTTGCAAAAAATCATTTCAGATGTGAATATCTTATCGGTAACGGGTAAGTATGATGCTTCTAAAATAGGTATCGCAACCCCTGAGTTTGGCACTTCTATGGATGGACTCAACGAAATTATTGCTAAGGGATTGAAGAATACCGAAAATCCTTACTTCCTCATTCCTGCCGATGCAATTACCGCTACAAATATTCTCGAAGTGGTAACGGCTTACGAACGTGGTTTGCCTGCGATAGCTAAAAACCAAGTAAAGAAAATCTTTATGAGCGTTACCGATGCCGAGAACTACCAAATTGCCTACGAAGATAAATTCGGGCAAAACAAATTCCAAGACAATGCGCTCAAAACACGCTTAGGCAAACGCGAAATTGTGTCAATTCCGAACCTCAAAGACGGTACGATTGTTTCCACCGTTGAAAATGGCTTCGTGAAAATGGTAGACATCATTGATAATCCTGCGACCATCACCGATGTACAAGTTGACAAGCGTATCTTGAACATCTTAGGTGAGTTCACTCTCGGTTATGACTTTGCAATCAACGAGCTTACCTATGTGTATACCTCAGACGGCACTAAGAAGCGTGGTCTGAACAGCAAAGACCTCAATGAGTTGTATTATCCAGAAGAACAAGGATTGGAAGCGTAATCAGGTATTAAGGTTTAGGTATCAGGTTTCAATCTAATACCTAAACCTAACCTTTATAAACCTTAAATAAAATGGCAAAAGAAAAAGAAATCCCTGTAGGTGCGAATGGCAATTCGCCAGAAGACACACAAGTAGAAATGTTCAACGAGCGTGAACAAGTTCTCAACGAGCGTGAACAAGTTCTCAACGAGCGTGAACAAGTTCTCAACGAGCGCGAACAAATGCTTGACGAGATAGAACAATCGCTTCAGAAACGTGAAGCTGAATTAGCCCTCCGTGAAAAAGCTCTTAATGCACAAACTACTGAAGAGCCTCAAGAAGAAGCTCTTCAAAAAGGAGTTGAGTTTGATTTTCGAAATGAAAATTACAAGTTTGCTGATGATGCTCCACAAGTGCTTCTTATTGGTGGTGAAGCGCTTACTCAAGAGCAAATCACCAAAGATGAGGATTTGCTCTTGCAACTCATTGGCGGACGCTCGCCTCTAATTGTTAAACTTTAAAATGTAAAAGAAAATGGCAAAAAATTGTTTTGATAACGTTCCCCACGAAAGCCTCGACGCTTGTCCTAACGACGAAGTGAGTGGAGGCATCAGTACCCGTGTTTTCTACGCCCCTACGGCATTCCTCGATAAATGCGTCTTGCCTGCCAATACGGGTGAACTTGGCAAAGCCAACACCATTGAAGATGGCAATTTTACACTACTTACTGATAAGAAGTGGAAGGGAATTGACGTGCAGATTGACGAAGGCGAACTCAAAACTACCCTCGTGGGTAATGCGGGTAATAAGAAAGCGAAGATAGAGTTTGAGTTTAAAATACCACGCTTTAATGCGGAACCGCTCGATTTTATCAGTCGCTACAAAAATGTCCCGATGACTTTTGTTGTTCCTGACGCTCAAGGTACGCTCTGGGTAATAGGCACCAAGATTAATGGTGCATTTATGGAGAGTGCTGAAGCTACTACAGGAAAAAAAGCCGAAGATGACAGCGGTATTACCCTCAAGCTGATATGTAACTCTAAATTGTACAAGTATGCAGGAGTTATCGCAGAAGCCTAATGCTAATAGCACAGGCAGTTTAAGAGAAACAAAGAAGGGAGTAGACACATATTTTAAAAGTCTGCTCCCTGACGGTAAGGCTTACTTTACCCAAGATAGAGAGTTAGGTGGAGGATTACAAGTAATCGACTTAAGCAGAATACCTCACAACGCTAAGATTCTTTATCTTAAAGGCTTCCCATACTTAGCCTTGGAAGAAGCTGCTGCCGAACTGTTAAAAAATGCCAGTTCCGAAACTTTGCAAAAGCTCATCGAAAAGAAGAAAACACAATATCCGCCCGATGTACCCATTTTGGAAAAAGCGTTGGCATTAAAGAAGGTAGAAGCGAATAGCAATTCGCCCGTACAAAAAGAGAAACGTGATTAATTACCGCGAACAATACAAGCGTTTACTCAGCGAGTTTGAACGCCTTGGAGGCAATCTTCAAGGCGTTCCTCGCATTTACTCTCTTGAGAACGAGGCGAAGCTGAGAAGGGAGATGAGTAAATTAACAAATTCGAGAATTAGCAAATTAGAGGATATTAAGGAAAGTCATAGAAATCAGGCTAAACCAAAAGAAGATATAGTTCCTCTGATTGCTGATTTTCCACCAACGTTACACCCTATCTACTTAGCTAAAAAAAATCATTGGCTCAAAGCCTGTTCGCTCAAGCTCGCTCTCAACGCCTTGCCCGCCAAGGAGGAAGAGAAAGCCCGCAACCTGCAACAACAGCTGTGGCAACTCTTTGAAGAAATGGACACTTGCGATGCCGTGCTCAACCACTGGACTAAGTACAAGCGCATACTTTCCTCTGCTTTCCCTTTGGAGACGGTAGGAGGAGGCTTGCCAGACAAGCTACAGCACCTCACCCCCGTGCAACTTGTGCAACGCCTGCACACCCTACGCAGTAACATCGTATCACGTGAGAAGAGCCTAAAGAAGTGGGTGCGAGCCGCACAGACAGAGGAAAATAACTTTACCTTGCAGGAAAAAATATTGAGAAAAACAGAGGAATTGGAGCAGATGAAGCTTTTAGTAAAAAAAATTGAAAAAAAAGTTTCGAAAGTTGTCCCTTAGAAAAAAGCTAAAATAAGAGCAAAAAATATGAGGTAAAACCAAAGGAGGAAAATTTAAAAAAAGTCCTCCGTCATTAATTAAAAAACTCCTACATCTTTTAAATAATAGCCAGCAGGCACGGAGGACTTAGGTCTTTCCGCCTGCTGGCTTTTTTCTTATCTTAGATGTAGGAGTTGCAAAATTACAAAATTAATTCAAATTAAAAAATAAAATTAATGAAATCTATATCAAAAATTTGGCAAAGAACACCTATAAGTTATTATGGAGGTAAGCAAACAATGCTTCCTTACATTTTGCCTTTGATTCCCAAGCACGAAGTTTATACAGAATCATTTTTTGGAGGAGGAGCTGTTTTTTGGGCTAAAGAACAGGTAAAAACGGAAATAATCAACGACTTTAATGCTAATGTATACAATTTTTATAAAGTTTTACAAACTCGTTTTGTCGAACTACAAAACCTTGTGCAACAGTCAGTTGTGAGCCGCGAAGCCTACAAGTCCGCCCTCGTTATTTACCACGCTCCCTTTGCTTTCACTGAAGTGCAACGCGCCTGGGCCTTTTGGTACGCCACTAACTGCGGTTTCTCTAACCAAGTAGGCAACTGTCGCATCACTACCAACAGCAAGAATGTATCAGCTCTAAATAACAAAATCATCAACTTCACCGATACCTACTCAGCACGCCTTCAAGGAGTCCAAATCGACAACAACGATGCCACCGAAATAATTGCCCGATACGATACCCCCAATACCTTTCACTATATAGACCCTCCTTATATAGGAGCAAACCAAGGACATTATGGTGGATATACGCAAGAGCATTTTAACGAATTGTTAAAAACTTTATCACAGATTAAAGGAAAGTTTATTTTAAGTTCTTATCAAAATGAAGAGCTGGAAAAGTATGTTAATGAGTTTGGGTGGAAACAACATAAAGTATTGTTACACTTAGGGAGTAGTCATACTAAAAACAAGAAAAGACAAGAAGTATTAACAATAAATTTTGAAAAATGAATGAATTATTAGCACCATTAGAGTGGTACACTGTACAAAGAAAAGTTTCGGAACTTGTCCCTTACGAATACAACCCTCGAAAAATATCTGATATAGATAAAGAACGTCTTAAAAAATCATTGGAAAAATTTAACTTGGTAGAGATTCCTATAATTGATATTGACAACACCCTTATAGGTGGACATCAACGAGTGGTAATTCTCTTTGAATTAGGTAGAGGTGAAGAAATTATAGATGTGCGTATTCCTAACAGAAAACTTACAGAAGAAGAATTTAAGGAATACAATCTTCGCTCAAATATTCTCAATGGTGAATTTGACTATGAAAAAATATCTGAGTTCTTCTCTGATATTAACCTTACAGAAATAGGTTTTGACATCACTTCATTTGATGAGTTTATTCAATCAGAAAACGCTGTACGGATAGAAGTGGAAGATGAAGTAGATGTTACTCCTCCTAAAAATATTCAATCAAAAGAAGGTGATATTTTTGAGTTAATATCTTTACAAAAAGGTATTACTCATAAGGTCATCTGTGGAGATTCGACAAAAGGAAAAACCTACAAAAAACTGCTGGAAGATGAAATTTTTCAATTAATAGTAACGGACCCTCCTTATAATGTAAATTACGAAGGTGGAACTAAAGATAAACTAAAAATAAAAAATGACAAAATGAGCGATGGGGCATTTTTTGAGTTTCTTTATGATTTCTATCAAAACACATTTAATCACTCAATGATTGGTTGCCCTACTTATATATTCTATTCAGATTCTGAAGCGGTAAATTTTAGAACAGCAATGCAAAAAGCAGGTTATAAGATTTCAAACGTACTAATTTGGGTAAAGAATCAATTCGTATTGGGGCGTTTAGACTATCATATGAAACACGAGCCTATATTGGTTGGTGAAATTGAAGATGTAGAACAAATAAAAGAACATCAACCTATTATTTATGGTTGGCAATCAGAAGGTAAACACCCTTGGTACACCGACAGAAAACAGTCTTCTGTTCTCGAGTTTGACAGACCTAAAAGAAATGCTGATCACCCTACGATGAAACCTATTGAGCTTATTGGATATCTCATCAAAAATAGTTCACAACAAAAAGATATTGTAGGAGATTTATTTCTTGGTTCAGGCTCTACCCTAATAGCTTGTGAAATGAATTGGAGAACGTGTAGAGGAGTAGAGTTTGACCCCCAATATATGGATGTAATAATACGCCGTTGGATATCCTATATGAAGGCAAATCATTTAGGTTTTAAAGTGATTTGTAATGAAAAAGAACTTACACAAGAAGAAATAGATTCATACTTAAAGAAAGAATAATAGTTTTTTTCTTATTTTGTTGCAAGGGAAATTTTTTATTTGTAGTTTTGCTTCACTAAATAAAACTAACGCGATATGATAACTGAAGAACCAAGAGATTTATTTGAAAACACAAGAGATTTATTTGAAAACATTGGAATCTCCATTGAATTAGAAACAGGATTAAATACTTTAGAATTAGATTTTGCTGAGTTTCAAGCTCTATTTAACACCACAGAAGAAAAAGCAATAGACTTAATTAAAAGAACTCTACAATTTTGTGATAGTAATAGACTAAAAAAACCTTTTTATGCCTTTGTAGATTACAATGAGGAAAAGGAAACATTAAATTCTATTACTCAAGAAGGTGTTTTTTTAGTTTGTTTGGCTAATGAACTAAATGAAAATTCAGTTCCAATAATGCAAAGTATTTATATAGACATTGTTTTGTCTCACTTGAAATATTATGCAGCTAAAAACTATAAGAAAAATAGAAGTGGGAATCATAATCCTAACCCTAACCTCACTGAAGAAGATATTTTAACTTTCAAATTACAAAAAATCTCTTCTGATTATATTGAACCGAATTTTGATATAGAAGATAAATCACATTTCTTCTATGGTAAAAAGGTAGTTATCACAGGTAATTTTGCTAAATTCCCAATACGTAACGAAATGGCTAAAATGCTATACGAGGTAGGAGCAGATGTAAATACAGCTATCTCTAAAAAAACAGATTACGTGATTGTAGGTGAAAATGCTGGTTGGAGTAAGTTAGAAAAAATTAAAGAATTTAATATTGAAACTATTGATGAGCAACGTTTTTCAGAACTTTTTAACCGCTAATATCCCCTCAAAAAAAAATAACTTTTTTCAAAAATAACCTGCAAAAAACTTGCAGGTTATTTTTTTATTCGTACCTTTGCAACGTTCAAATAAGAGTTGGCATAAAATCCAGCTATCATCATTTTTATTTACAATATAATCCGTGAAGGGGTCGTATAGCCGTAATGCTATACAACAATCTGCATTCCAGCTCTTGTTTGAACAGCCCCCACTCACGGATTTTTTATTTTTATATATTATGTTCAAACAAGAGATTTTAACTTCAGAAGAGCGCGAATGCCAAAAAGTAGCGCGCCGTCGCTTCCGCGAAATTGTAAAACAACGCTGGGAGGAAGAAAAACTTAAAACCCTCTCACAAAAAGCGTTTAGGAAAATCAAACGTACCGAAAACCCCGAACC